CTCATGTTGTAAGGCTGTTTCAGAATACCACTTAATAAACTCGTATATATCGCATGTACAAAATAAGGTTGTAATCCGCGCACGGTTACGATTTTGCCCATCACCCGCACACGTCACTACCTTAACATAAATTTTCCAATAATTTGGATAATCAACAAAAGTAGCAGGCAGTTTAGAAGGATCTAACATCTTTCCATCAGCAGAAGCATATTGTGGTAAAGGTACGATCTCAATAATATATTTCAATCGCCTTTGAATAGCTAAAGGGCAGGAAAAATAAGCCGTAGCATTCAAATGCTGAGTATTAGTTGTAGCTATAACTAACTCAGCTTTCATAGGTGTTCTTCCCTTGTCTGCCAAATCCGCTTGATTCGGTACAAAGGAAATGTTGTTAACCACTTGCAACATTTCTGTTACAGATGGATCTAATCCCTGGTCAGGCTTAAGGAAAGCAATATCATCGAGTATCACGCACCACATGGAACTATGGAATCCATCCCAAAATTCACTATTAGCGTTACGAGTATAAATATACTCATCGCCTTGTGGCAACTTAAATAATTTAGCATAATGCTTAATAAGTATCTGGGTGAAAAAACTTTTGCCCACGCTTGATCCTCCAAAGAGTAATACTCCAAACGGTGCCGCGCGTGAGGCCTGAGCTGTTCGCTTAGTTATCACAACCGCTTTGGTGAACCTAAGATCATCCAAAGCTTTCCTATAAACATTTTGTTCTACAATGTGACACGATGACATGTTACGCACAATATTAGTACCTATGTCAATCGCATCGTTCAAATCCGCTACGAATTCGAACCATGTAAAACCATGTGGTTCGGGATTAGACAAAAAGTTGGCACGTTGTTTAATTAACGTAACTTTTTGCATCCAAGCCTGGGCACCTGAGCAAGAGGTAAACAATTGACTCAAGTCTCGAGAGCCGTAGATTTCTCGTCCTTTTTGATAAAGAAATAGAATACTATCGACTAGTGATAATGCAAATCCCACCTTGGAGTTGTATTGTAAACGGCTCTCCTCCTTTTCAGCTTTGGAAAAGATCAAACTTGAAAAGTCATAATTAAACACTTTGGTGTATCCAAATGAAATGGTATACATCAACAATTTATAAAATTTCTTCCCAAATTCAGTATTTTTGATACCATTGAGGATATCAATCATTTTCCGAAGCGATTCGGTGTATCCACTTTCCTCACCGACTTGGTAGGTCATCTTGCCAGTATATAAGAAATTCATATAACGACTTTTTGCTCCACTAGAGCAAAATAATTTTCCAAGTTCATATAGGTCAGTGGCACCTAATTCCCATTTTCCTATTATTCTTGTAACAAATTCTTCTATCAAAGATATATTTTCATAATTAACCATACCTTCTAAGAACAATAGGAGAATACCAGCTGTAGCCGCAGCTATACGAGAGCTAGTACTTTTTTCGGAAAAAATTGATCCATGTAACGCAGATGATCCAAAGAACATCATAATCATACGGATAAATTCATCCACTTCAACACCAGTAGTATCCATACATTTTTGGAAAACTGTTTGTGTGAAGGTGTGAGCCTGCGGGCTCAATTTGGTAAGCTTCATTTCAGGCTGGGATTCCTGAAGAAACATTTCAAGTAAAGTGCAAATACTATTGCAGTTTATTAATTTTGAAGTATTACCATTAAGTCTAAAAATATCTCCACGAGTGGAAATAATATTGAGAGGGTTATTTATCATAACCTGATTAACTGATTGTTTTGTGCGAGATGTGCGAGCGTTAGCTAAAGAGTTTTTGTTAAAAGCGCGTATCATTATTATCGTTGTATTATCAGTCTTAAATGACGTATTATTTCTCCCGGCCAGGGATAGTACATTTAACAAATGTGTACACATCTAGAACTATTCCAAGTTCTATACCATTAGACAATTCTCTCCTTTGGAACACGACAGGATCGTTCATAATGCGGAAAATCACGCATTTGTTCCATATATTGTTTCGATAGTCCAGCTGAAAAGGTGGACGTACATACCTACTGCAACGGCAGAAGGCTCTACTTTAATATATTTTAAGTGGATTCATGTATAGTATGTTTATTCTGATGACGGTCAAATTTTATTTGAAAAGACATATATTTATTTTGTTTTTATTGATTGCGTCATTCATACAAATAGTGATATCTACAGGATATCTAACTAATACTAAACTAAACATTATAAAAGATAGTGGACCCCGAGGGGTATATCAACCTATGGGCATAACGGGCGTTATGTTTTATACTGGGGGAAGTCCCAGTGTGTGTATAATGGTTAGGGGGTTGGTGTTTATCGAATACCAAACGTTTGAAAAAGAATTTTTATTACTTGATTCTACGATCAAATAGCATAAGCTATATGATGAAAGGGATACGTATTTAAAAATCATAATATCAGAGATCTAAGTGCAACTATATAGGTACAAGTAAATCACAATACTAAGATCCGTAAACAAGCAATATTCATCTATATAGAAACTTAAATCTATAAGCGGCGTAAAGCCAAATAATGTGG